ATGTCGACATGTGATTATAATTCCAAGTCCTGCTGTTGGAAATGCAGTGGCAAATGTATTAGCTGTTCCTCCTTGCGACGTATTACATAAACCAAAAGTAAATATAATTCCCCATGGCGTTACGACTGTATAATGTGTATTTCCGCCGGATGTACCGGAAGTAAGATTGCCTGTTAATTGTGATACGTTTGCTGCTAACGCTCCATTTTGAAAGAAAAGTTGCGATGCACCCGCTACCGTCTTAGTATAAAGATCAGCAATAGGAGAAGCCTTTCCCGGATCAGAACCTAAGGGAGCTTGTAATGTGACTTTTTTATGATATCCGATATTCGTCCCTACAGAAAAAGCTGTATGATCAATACCAAAAGATGTGTCTAATTGAGAAAAGTTATCAAGAATTTGTCCTTGGCTAACACTTATGATATCTGTTGGTTGAGGAATATTATTTGTATACGTTGACATATTAGAATCTCCCTACACTTTGCTGTGATTGGAATTGTTGAATTGTTCTTCCAAGAGCCACATTTTCGTATCTCTTGAATATCGGATAATACCGATCATGATTTTCCATATCTCCTCTACTAGAGAAGATCTCGAGCGATGCGCCATAAGCGAGCAACTCTCCCCATTCAGGTTGTGTTGGGGTATCGGAATCAAGCACTAATAAAGTAGGTTGAATATACCCTTCCATTTGGATCTGATAGATTTGATCTGGTACAGGACGGAAAGTGAATTGATTCTGGAAAAACAGAACTCCTTGAGGACGATTGCCAACATATCCCTGATATTTGGCGGTAATTGTAGCGCTAGCAGCAGGAGCATTTGTAAATGTAACATTATAAGCACCTGTTACATAATTTATCGTTCCACTACCATTACCCGTAAGAATTCCAGGTGTTATATTATCTTGCAATATCTGAACGCCATCATCAATTAAGAATGTACCTATAATAATAGGCGGATTTTGCACACCGCCTACAAAATTATTCGTTATACCGTCGCCTGTCGCTACAGCATCAACTGCTACTTGTTGCGGCCAATCTTGATAAAAAATATCCTTATCTTGATAGAAAATCAAAGGGAAGCCATCTGCATATGCTCCCGGTTGATCTGTAAAATAACCACTTGGAAATGAATAGACATCTTGCCCTACAACCGTAGTAAAATTCAGATAATTATCTTGAATTTGCTCTTTCAGTTCGAACGGCATCGTATATACATAATAGTTATTGATATACGTATTGATCGCGGCATTTGATAACTGATCTGTCGACGGAGTTCCTGTAACGGCACGTACTTTGTTACGGATGTCCAATAATGTCCAACTCACGGCTTACCTCTTAGGCTACTTTTTTGACTGGTTTGCACTGAAAGATATATTTCTTTCCTTTAACGAAAACTTGAGGATGACCATCTAATCCTGGCTTATATCCGTAGTTTGGTTCGGCGCAGTTCTCTAGATGATCGATAATCTCTTGAGGGAGCTCATGCTCATGTCCGTGATATAGAGTATATTGCTTAAGTGGGCATGTACCGCTATGATAATGAAATTGTAATGCTACTCCTGGATCTCTTCCATTCAAGAAGGTAAACTTTACCATCTCTACAGGAGGAGGAACTTGCTTAGCAATCACGATGTTGCTGTCAGCTAATCCTTCCGGATCTTGCTGTAATATATTTTTCTCAATAATCTCTGAGCTCTGATTATTAAGTTTCGATTGTGTTCTTGCCATATATAATCCTTATTTGAATGTAGAAGCGCCTAGTAGTGACTAGGCGCCGGCTCGTTAATGCGAACCCATTTATTTAGTCACTAGTGAAAGAAGCATCAAGGACAGCTTCATAATTCAAGACATCTGAGCTAGATCCGCAAATAGCTGATCCCAAAGTGATACCGATTTGGCCTTCGTTGGCTTGTGCAGTATTCAAATATTGAGTGTTGCTATAGAGTGTATAAGCGGGGATACCCGTAATTATGTTTGCAATTCCACCGGTTACATAGGTGGAGAATGCAGTTGTATTGATGTTTACTGTGAAGCTAGATCCTGTTGAAGCAATCACAGTTCCTCTTAAGGTATTGATTTGTGGCATACCTTGAACTCCACTGAATGTTACGACTGTTACGCCATAATCAGCTGAAGTGAAACTGTTAGTTGCTTGAACAACTGCTTGCGCAGCATTAGAAATACCAGTAATAGAAAGGTTAGTTTCAATCCATAACCCAGAATCTGGTGTTTCATATGGAGTAAAACCATTACTTGTTGCTTTATTAAATACTGGTGTTCCAGCTGTCGTTATTGTATAAGCGGAAGCGTTTGGCATGGTGTTAAACCATGTTGATTGGAATATTCCAGTTCCGCTTGCTAATTTAGTATCATTCCATACAGTAATTCTGGATGGTACGAATCCCAAATTTAAATTAAGAGCGCTACCTGTTGCGGTAATCGTTCCTGTTTTTACAATTGCCATATGATCCCTCCCTTATGAGTGTGTGCATGTTAAGCGAGTGATCCAGTTGTCGTTAAGTATCCTAGTTGCAAAGGGATACTTATATCCAACTGTTCCTCTTTGGTTGAGAGGATCGGCTGTTCCGGAAGCTCCGAGCGGCTTCACAATGAATTCAGCTTCTTTAGCGCCAAGTCTTACGACGCCATATGCTTCTTGTCCGAGTAAGAAGTTGCTATATACGTTAGTAGAAGCACCATTGGAATATCCGTTAGTGTTCAAGAGCCAACGACAGTTACGTGTAGATCCCCATTCTGCTTCTAAAGCATTCATTGGGTTTGGATAGTTAGCAGCTGAAATAAAGCTGGAAACTGCTTCCAAATCGTCTTGAAGATCAACGCTCATGAATCCCCAGTAACTAGCACGAACTGGTGCTGTACCGAATTTGTTTTCTCCAGGGAGAGGATTGGTCATAAGACGAGCATTTCCTTGTCGCAATGCTATGATCGCGATTTGGATATCTGCGTCTGTGATCTCTGTAGGTGTTTGACCATTAAGACCGTTAGAACACAAAATCGTTGAGGCTGTCGATACCATCATGTCTCTGATTAAAGTATCGATAGTAAGACCGAGTTGTAACGAAAGTACTTTTGTAGCTTCGTTTAGTACACGGTCTTGAACCGAAAATTGTACCTGATCGGTGCCATCAGGCCTGTTACTTTTCTTGACCTCTTTCGAGGCGGAGGGTCTTGTTATTCCCCTCTCCACATATCTCTATGTGGGTCGGACTATCGCATCACCTTTCGGTGCCCATTCATTTAGTCTCTTACGGTTGACATTAATTATCATGTTTTGTATCCTATTGAAAATAGTAACAAAAAAGGAGATTTTATGAGTAAACGTGGCGCTACACTTGATATGAAAAAAATTAGTAGAGATGGCCTTATTTATCTGGCTGGCCTTATTGATGGAGACGGTTGCTTTTTTATCAGCAAACGAACTCTTCCAACAGCCGCCGGTCTTACACAATACATGCTTAAGCTTCAAGTTCACTGCATTAATGAAGAATTTATTAATAATCTTCATCAAATTTACGGAGGAGTTAAGGTTGTATATAAAAGAACCCCACCTAGACGACCCCTTTATGGAATCGAGTTTACAGGAAAGCTTCTCACACAAATGTGCGAACTTCTCATACCATTTCTTATACTCAAGAAACGAAACGCTCAAAATATGTTGGAAATGAGAAATACCTATAACGGAACAGGAGGACATATTATTGTTCCTCAACATATCCTTGATATCCGTGATAAGTGCTTTGCTATCTCTCGCCAACTTAATACTCATAAACCTCTTAATGACATTCCGCCTTGTTGTCCGTCTGCGTTAAGCAGCGAGGAGTTCCAAGTCAATTAGAGCGGGTTTATTAAACTGACCACCACCATTAATGGTCACAAAGTCGCCATACCATTGTATTTGCGCTTTGAAATCTGTTACGTTCAGCTGGTCCCCTGGAGGCGTTTGTCCGTCTGTTAGGGGAACGGTAGCCGCGGTTAATGTTGAATATCTTCTGAATACCATCTGATCGCCCGAATTAAGAGGAATTTGCCTCTTTTGAGCAAAAAGATCGTAAATGAAGTATGGTCTTGCCAATGCCAACAGAAGTCTATCGAAGTATACTCTTACCTCTGGTGGTAGTTGGGTCAATGTTGTAATTGCCATAATTATTTAGTCTCTATGTTTAGATCCCTTCGAGGTTCTTGCTTGCAAATTCAGCAAACTGCTTATCTGACATAGATGCGTAGTAATCAGCCTTAGAAAGTACGCTTTGTCCTCCTGCGGAAGATAAAGTGCCAGGTTTTCTGGAGTTTTCTACTATCTTTTCGGCTATAGTACTTTTTTGAGTCTGCGCTTGTGTCATGTTTTGAGCTTCCTGTCCTTGCTTAGCCATTTTTCCAAGTTCATATGCGAACAACGCTTTGTTCTTCGCTCCTTGGATTCCCTCGGCGAGATGAGGTTTTTGTTTAATCAATGGTGCTACAAATTTCTCGAGCACCTCGGCATAGTCAGGATATTGTTGAGCGACTTGCAACTCTTCGATTCTTGATTGGTAGTCTGCCTCTTTTTGTCGGAAAGCACGTTCGATATCACCCACGCTTGGGATGTCATCGTCTTTTAAGCCTTCGAACATTTTTTGTTCTTTCTGAGGTTCTTGCCTTTGGGCAACATTTGCCCTATACATATCGATTTGCTGCTGAAATTCAGCTCGTTCTTTATCCCTATCTACCTTCATTCGATCGACTTCTTCGCGTAGGGCCTTAAAATTGAGCTCTTGCTTGGTGGGCGCTATCTCCACACTGGCCTGTTCATTTTGGGCCTCTGTAGGGCTTGCTATTGCGTCCTGTTGAGCGGGAGCTTCTATTGGCGCTTCTGTTTGATAAGAATTCGTATCAATTATCTGTTGATCAGCGGCGGCCTGGTCGTTTATCTCGCCCGAGTAACTTCTCATATCTATTGTCATGTGTGATTCCTTGTGCCTGGCGGCGGCTTTATACGCCCATTTAGGAAACAATAACTTTTAATTTTTCACCTTGCTCCGCTACACTTGCTGACGCGTCGGACGCTTTATCAGATAGTAACTTCGGATCAAGCGGTACATCGTGAGGAGCAGATAGTTCGGGCCTAAACTCGAATATTCCTTTCTCATTATCGACGTACCAGACCAGAATCCCCAGAATCACTGGAGGCTTGGCATAGTAAGCTTTCATCGTTTGCTTATAGACCCCGGTCTTGAACTTTTCTGTAGCGGGTTTGTCTTGCTTAGCTGCATAAACGATGTAGAAGGGTCGCTTTTCTTTTTTCATGTTATTGGCGAAATTTTCGGCCATTTGCCAAACATTCCATCCCCATGCTTCGCGCGAGTCACCTATTTTTTGCATATCGAGTTACCTCAATCTGCCCAGTGATAATCTTTGAACTGCCCTACGATCTTGGATCCATCGGATTTGCATCCTTGTTCTCCTGCTTGACCGTAAGCTATATCCATCGCATCGCCTTTGTAGTCGCTGCATCCATAGTCATTCCCGCCGTGCCCCATTGCTGGTTGTGAGGGTTTGTCTGTTTCATGCTTATAACCACCTTCAGCGTGATGCTTAATAGCCGAATGATGTTGTTGTGCTTCGTGATGTCTCATTTTTTCATGATGAATCATCCCGCCGTACTCTTCCGTCATTGGCTCGTGGTGTTTCATTTTTGCCATAGATTTCCTCTATTTTTTCTTGCGTAGTTTGCTTAAAGTCTCTGCTAAACGCGCCCGTTTACCCGTGACTCCGCCTTTTTTAGCGGCGGCTTTCAGCTTTCCTGAAGGAATCTTTCCAGTTGTTTTCGACACGCCGAGTGTCTTTCGTAAAGATCCTGGTTTCTTGATCGCTGATTGAATGAACTTTTTGTCAGCCATAACTATCTAGCCTTTGGATATTTAGGATATTTCATTTCCATACGCTCGTATTCTTCAGGTTCCAATGGACGAACGTCATATCCATAAGGCTGTTCCCATTCGCCAACCTCGTGATCCAGCATCCTGCTGTAAGAATCGGAATATCGACTCATCACGTGATATGGGCTATAGGGTTCGGGATACGATCCCAATTGTTCTTGAATACTCATTTTTTACCCCGCGTGTTATGTATAATTCAAATTTGAATTATATATTGTTCATAAAAAAATGTACATGTGTAGAATTTTGATTTGATAAAAAATTGGCAATTCCTAAGAATAGATAAAAATGAGGGAATAATGAAAATCACACTTAATATAGTAAAAATTTTATTTACGTCGTCGGTGTTGACGCTGGGGCTTGTGTTGCTTTTTCTTCTTTAGGTGGCTCCATTAGCATTTTGATTGCCTGGACCTGTTTCAAGAAATGATCCACATCCATGCCTTCTAGCTCTTTAGCTGCCTTAATAAGATTAAGTGCTCCTGCCGTCTTCTCTTCTTCTGCTCTATTGATTCTTTCGACGTTAACCGCAGCGTCTAATTGGATCTTAGCAAGACGCTCTGTTGCGAGTGCTTGATCAGATTGAGCTTTTGCATCGAGTGATCTTGTAACAACCTCTTGTTGCTGCATGGCCATTTGAGCTTGTTGTTGCTCCATCTGTTGTTGTTGTTGTGCTTGCTGTTGGATGTATTCAGCAAGTTCCTTCTTATCATGTAAGTTAGAATTCTTAATGATAAGTTCATCGGGTATAGCGACGCCCATCGCTTTAAGTGCAGCATATTGGGTGAATTGTGTTTGTCTTTGTGTGTCGGTAAGAACCCCTTCTTCGACGACAACATCGTACTGAGCAAATGTTTTACTGTAGAATTCGGGCGTTACATCTTTTTTAGTAATAAGCTTGATCTTTTCTGGCGTATAGTTCTTTTGTATAAGTCTTAATACTTTTCTTCCTAAAAGCTTTTGCGATTCTCTAAGCCCATCGAATATATCTTGTAAATTGACAAGGCCAGCCGATTGCCGCATCTTTGATAGAATACCTGCAGTTTCGATCTTATCGTTCTCCGCCATACCAAATAGCTCGGAATTAACGCCAGCAATCTCCATAATGTCTTTTTCGAACTCCGACTCCAATTGGAACATAGATGCGGGAATTTCGGGAGCATTGAGACGCTGAACATCTGTCATTTGAGCTTCTGGCTTTAAGAATACAACCTGTCCCTGACCTGATTTATATAAAGAAGCGGGATTAGATACGGAATTTGTCTTCGCTACCCACCCGCTATTTAGTTGACTATCGATGATATCAACCATCTTGGAACGGCGCTTATTGAGCTCGGTTTGAGGATCTCTAACGATTCGCACGAGGGATTGTACTTTCCAAGTATAAAGATCGTAGGATGGCTCGAATATAGACATAAAGGGCACAAAAGGATAGTCATTGAGTCCCCATGGGTCTTTGCCATAATATAACAATTCTCCTTCAACTATAATCCCAAGTTCTACTTGTTTTACCGGTTTTCTAATTACTTCAATTTGAGGAAATGCATCTCTAAATAACTTTAATCTCTTTCTGTCTCCATCCCATTCTTTCGTCTCACCTGTCTCCATGTCGACAAGAACATCTTTCGTTTCCCATCGTGTTCTCCAATACTCCGTATAGTTCATCAATTTCTGCATTCCCCACTGTCTGGCAAACGGCATATATGTGAATTTATCATCTCTACTTCCCCATGGAAGAGATTCAATCACATCGACTTTATCGGGAAGCAGTGATGCTATCTCGGTTCGTGATAGAAACTTCCTTCTAGCTACAAACGAACAGTCCGAAAGATCTTTCTTAGTAAAGAACGGGTCCATGATAACGGCATTCCAAGCGTCGTGATGGAATTTGATATCACCCGAGACCGGATCATTTCGATAATCCACATATGGGGATACGAACGAGAGACC